CTGACAGGAGCCATCCTGTGTAATGGTAACTTGGCTGTACAGCTTGGCATCTCCTGTACGTAAACTGGTAATAACAACATCATTTATTCCAATGAAACTATTGATCATTGTGAATGCCTGAATGTCATTATTGGTAAAATCGTGCGGGAACATAGTAATTTTCCCACAGGGTTTATTCAGAGTAACTGTAGCACTTGAACTAACTAGCTGCTGTACTGATCCACCGGAACCGCTAGTGTATCCAATCTGATTAACTGCGAGTGTATCCGTTGGTTGCACTATAACCACCCAGTCATTTTTGATTGGGTTAATTAGCATACAGTCATTCGTAGAAAGACTTACGGAGGCGGAGCCATTAATGGTCTGTCCAGCCTTGGCGGACACAACCAGTATATCCGGTCCAACATTGCGTATATATCGCGGCTCAGAGGATTCACACCTGGGTAGTTCATACGAAGTCACCCCGCTTACTACAAAGCAGGGTGTTCCGTTGTGGTAGTTTGTTGATATAGCCATTAGCAGTCCCAAGCCTTACGGCTCCAATAGTTAGCTGAGAGTTTGTTTGTCTTGCCCTTGATCCCACCACTGCGAGCGCAGTAGCTTTTCTTACGCTTTGGCTGATCCTTCTTGATGCTCATATTAGCATCCCCGAATCGTACGAGTTTCTCCGTCCCACCCTGGCAGGCTTTCACGACAAACTTCTTACCGCCTTGTACTTCACGGCGGGGTACGTTGCACTTCATCTTGGATTTGTCAGGCACTACTTGCCCTTCTTTCCCCCACGTTCACCACAGGATCCTTTGCCAGCATTTTTTGTTTTTCTTCCGTACATAATATTATTTTTTATTTTTCTGATTACGTTTTCTACTTTCCCGCCGTTCCTTTTCCTTAATAACTTCTTTTCCCAAAGCAACAACACCCCTTAATGCGGCGGCTGGCTTGGATGTATCGAGACCTGACAGTGCCGCAGCCGCGCGTTGATTAACTCTATCGATTCTCTCAACGGCTCCCTTGGCGGCTCCCTTGGCGGCGCGGATTCCTCGTCGAACTTTAACAGAGTTTTGAGCAGCCGATTGGCCAGCTTGGGTGATTATTTTTCTCCCGTAGTTTAGTCCACTTGCTATTCTTCTTGCTGGCAAAAGCGAGCTTAAAGGTGTTGGTCCCATTGGTTCTGGCATAATATTATTGGTTATTTGACTTGTGAGGAACCAAAGTAGAACCCTACGATGGCTAAAGCTGTTTGGCGGATCTCTGGTAGTATCACAAACCCCTGTACAGTGGACCATTCTAGACGCTTGAATAGCCCTAGAAAGCCTTTGGATTCTGATTGTATACTAACACCTATGTCCGTGAATGCGAAGACAAATGGGGCTATTACAATGGCAAAAATAACTGCCGCCGTAATAGCACGACGCATATAGACACCACCACGAGCTGCTGCCTTGTCCGCTGATTCGTCCGCTATTGTCTGACGGGCAATCATACGCTCAAAGAGACGAGCCTGATTGTCAGCCTGTGCCGCTATCATTTTCATCACAAAGCCGCTTACGCCGCCCCCTAGCATTGCTAATAGTTCAGGTGTCATAGGTTATTTGTCCTTGAGTTCCTTGATTACCTTGATTGCTGATGCAGTCATATAGATGAGGGTCGCAAGACCTACAGCTATTCCCAGAGGATTACCGTAACCAAGTTCAGTGGTAGCTATAAAGCCACCTGTTCCAATGGTTGATTTGTAGATAAGGTCGTGCATCATACTTCAATTTCTGGGTCAGGTGGTAGTAGTGCCAGGAATGCAGCTTTGTCTACGACTTCGCATTCTTCCAGTTTAGCTTGGTCAAGCATCTCCCACAGTTCGTGGTAGATACCGCCTACGCCGACCTCTGTGTAAAGGTCACAGCAAGCACCGTAGCGTCCGTCAATCAACAGCACTGGGCTGATGTGATTGCTAGTAGTCAAGGTGTCCTGCTTGGCAAGCATTGAGTCCCGCAGTTCTGCTGGGATCAGAAGATAGTTGTAGCTGAGTTCTTCAGCCGTAGGATTAGTAGCTAGGTATTCTGATGAGTTCATAATTAAATTGCGGCGATTTCTGTGATTAGGGTGTCTTGCAGACCTTCTAAGGTTGCTAGGTTGAGTGCAGGGCCGACGTGGTAGGTTGCTAGACGTCCGTTAGAAAAGAACGCTCCCCTCCAGCCAACCACCGAGAATACGGAATCAGATATTGCCTCTGAGGTTGCAGTTTTGGCTTCATCAATACCGTTTGTTCGGTATGTATATCCAGCAGAAGAACTTCTACTGGTTCCAGATAGTCCAAGTGTTGGGAAACTTCCAGTTTGTGCAGCCGAAAAGCAAGTAGTCGAAAAAGATGCTCTTCGTATGTATAAATTATGTGAACCAGCAAGCCAGTTGTCCGTCAATAACTCAGTCTGATAAGCTGACATTGACACATCGTCCTGCGAAAACCCAGACATATTAGGCAGGGCATCTATTCTTTTTGTAGAGCCATCACCCTTCAAACCAGTCAACTGATTCAAGTCACCCGCAACAAAGTTGTTGTTTGTGGGAACGGTCATTCCGTCACGTAGAGGAACAGTTACACCCTGTATGCCTACACCTACGAATGATGCGGCGGACTTCATATCATCCCAGTAAGCTCCACCTAATGCGACTAAGCTGTCGATGTAGTTAGCTAGAGGCTGGCGGTATGCTAAGAAAGTTGAGTCACCAGCATTTACCAGTCGGCTAAAGTAGTTAGCTGCTTCTGTTGAGAAGCCTATCCCTGCTATCTCAGCTAGTAATGTTGCTTGCAAGCCCTCTAGGGTAGCAAGGTTGAGTGCTGGGCCAACGTGGTAAGTAGATATTCGGCAATTATTATATCCAGTGGGAGCTAATGGTCTAAACGCAAACAGTGAAAAATCTGTCGTTCCCGTATCCGAAGATGCTGCAACCTGCGTTACTTCACGATCCATAACATAGCAGTCAAAATCAGCCGAGTTGTCTCGTGAAATCCCGATAAATCCAACAGAGTCAGTAGTGCTGTCAATATTTACTACCGTGCTAGATTGAGCCTTAAATGTAAACCTCTGGGGGAGGGTGAAACCCGCTTGAAGAACCTGCTTGTCAAATGAGGATAGATACTGACGACCCGATGTGCCACGTTCTGTGGTGTAGCACGAGAAGGAAACATTATTAATGCTTACGGAATTGCCAGCCACATTTGTATTAATTAATTTCGTGGCAGCATCACCCTTTAGACCAGTCAACTGATTTAAGTCATCCGCAACAAAGTTGTTCTGGGTAGGTACTGTCATACCGTCCCTAAGAGGAACTGTGACACCCTGTATACCTACACCCACAAAGGATGTGGAGGATTCCATAGTATCCCAGTAAGCTCCGCCCAGCGATACTAGACTATCAATGTAGTTAGCTAGTGGCTGCTTGTAGTCAACGTAGGTGGTGTCACCTGCTGCGTCCAGGCGGCTAAAGTAGTTCAGTGCCTCTGGTGAGAACGGTGCTGTTGTAGGCAATATCCATTTGCCTAAGCTATTATTTAGGCTCAGGTGCATACTAGTACTTGTGCGCTGCTACGATACCTGATGTAACTGTTACTTCGCTGAATGATCCGTAGATAACTGTTCCAGCAGCAAAGGTTGGTCCAACTAGCTTAGCTGTACCGTCAATGCTGGTTGCAGTCAATGCACCGAACACCGTGTCATTTAAGATTTGCAACGCTCCATAGCGTTTACCAGTTACTGCATCAGCAGCTTCAAGGATTTCTGATCCAGCGGACGAAAATTCCAGTGCGTTATTTTTTGAGTTAGCCATAATTTTATTATATCACAGGGGTGTTATCGTGCTTGACGATTTACGTAAGTTGAAAATTTCTTGTTAATTGTGTTGTTGTTAGAACGTAGGTCGATCTTCTCCAGCTCAAGTGCTAGAAAGGTTTGGGCAGCTTGCTCCTCTGCGAGTGCTTCCTCTTGCTTGTTCTGCACCCGGAGGAAGTCAGCATAAACTGCGTGGCTAATAAAGTTAAAGAACTCCGCTGGTACTTCTACAGTCGAAGTATAATAATCAACGGTTACATTAAATGGAGTAAACTCACTCTTGTAAGTTACCCAAGCGGTGTTGTCCGTAGTTGATTCTACGTTCAGGATGTGCGCACCACTGGATGTAACATAGAACTCGTACTCACGCGCTGATCGGTTCAGTAGTGGTTGAGTGTTGTGAATGCGGACGAACTCCCCAATGTTTGACAATGCTTGGACTATTGGGGCTGGTGATTTTCCATCTATTTCTACTGTCCATATACCCTCCGGAACTATTGCTCCACCAATGCTTGAGTATAAGATGTCACCAGAGGCAACTTCTTGAATTGCCCAAATTGAACCAGCGGTGCTAGTAATTTGATAAACTGCTCCGTCGTCATTATACAGGGTGTACTTAGGATTAGTGTCTACACTATTACCGTTACGAACATACAAACCATTTGCTTCTGTGGTTCCAGCACCATATACATAGTAGCTATCCTCCGTAGTCGGAACCACCTGTCCTTGGACAATAGTGCGTGGCTCACCTACAGTAATGTACCGAGGCCAGCTTGGGCTTGCATTAAAGATTTCGGAGAACCTACGGTTAATAAAATGACTCAGTTGATCCTGTTCACCAGTGGATAGTTCCCCGCCTGTCCCGATAAGAGCGGAGGC